GCATTTGCAGGTCTTTTCTCTGTGTGCGCGAATAGTGTCTTTGCCTAGGGTTATGCCCCGGCCGCGTAGTGCTTTGGAAAGTGCTGTGGCTGTCCAACGTGGGTCGTTGTATGCGTCAAGCAGAATTTGTGCGTCGGTTTTGTCTAGCTCTAAAGCTAGTGTTATTGCGCGGCATGGTTCTGGCGCTTTTTGTGGTGTCAAGCCTTCTAGCATTTACAGTTCTTTCGTTGTTCTGTGTTTGATAGCGGCGGCAACGCGGTCTAGAACGTCAATTTCGCTTGGGGTTTGTGCGTGTTTGATTTCTTCAATAACGATTTCTAGAGCTGCTAGACGTTCTTCGTATTTGGCTGTTCTTTCTACGCTTTGCAGTAGGCACGCTATCCATTCGTCTTGGTTAGTCATTCTTTACTCCGTTCAAGCGTTCTAGGCGTGCTTTCAAGTCGTTCAGTTCGTCTTCTAGGCAAACTGTGCAAGCGGTGCTGGTTGTGTAAAGGTTATACAGCTTTGCTTCAATGTAGCGAATAATTTGTTCGCGTTCGTCAATGCGAATTTTTTCTGACAGCCCGGCCATTAGTCTCGGTCTTCTTTCTTTAGTTCGTTTGCTGCTTTGACTAGTGTGCCGACGATAAAACTGCCAAGCAGAATTACAACAATTTGTGCACCGCTGGGGTTTGTTTTGCCCAGCTCGAAAGCGTAGAGCCACGCCAGGCCGGTGGTTAGTGCCGCGTATAGGGTTTTCATTTGCTGGTCTCCTTTGGTTCTGAAAAAATGGCGCGAGCAACGTCACTGATGAATAGGTTTATTTGTTCGTCGGTGAAGCCGTCTGCGCGTAGTCTGTTGACTATTTTGACAATGCGCATGGCGTTGTTTGTGTTTCTGAAATGTTGTATTGCGATAGCAATTTCTTCTGCGTGGTTCACTTGCAGGCCTTAGTTAGCTGCTTTGTGAAATGCGACCATAGCTTCGCGAAATGACTTTTCTGCCTTCGCGTGAGTGTCCCAGTCTTGGTTGTCCCAAGCCTTTACCATAAGTGCGCTGAAAGTTGCTGCTACTGCTAGTAGTTCTTGCTTGTTCATTTTTAGGTCTCCTAACCTGTTGTTGTAGTTTTATTTTATACACAGGTTTGACTTGACAACTACCAAAATGACAAAAAAGTTTATTTGTTACCGATTTGTTATAAACGCTAAAAAGTCGTCAACAGTCATAAGAACAAACTGTTTGCCAGTGTCGGTGACTGCTTTGCGCTTCGCTATCACGGCCCCAAGTGGGGCTTTGTCGTTTTTCATTTCGACTGCCAGTTCAGCTAGCCAAGTTGCTGGCATAAGACGACCGCCATAGTTTTTGCACTCGATAACAACGCGCTTGCCGTTTAGAAACATACCAGAGACGTCTCCGCGGTCGTTAGCGCCGCTTAGGTGTCTGCGCTCAATAGCTGGTTGTTCTAAACGTTCGGCCAGGTAGGTTGCAACTTGCTGTTCAAAAGCTGCACCGGCCCGTTTTGCTGTTTGCAGGTTGCGTGCCATTTAGAACGGGGCTTCGTTTTCGAAAGCGTCGCGCTTCTGGTCGTTGGAGAGCTGACCGCCTAGTGCACCAATTGCGCTAGTGTCTGGTTTGTGCTGAAGCAAGCGTGGGCTGTTTAGGCTGTGCTCAATAGTCTGCTTCGTTTCGCCTTCTTTTTCGTAAGAACCAATTTTGCTGCCTAGGTCACCTTCGACTTCAAGCCAGTCGCCTTTAGCAACGCCCCACGGCACTTCAGCCCAAATAGTCCACTTGCGAAAAACCTGCCGGCCGTTTACGTCAAAAGTCTCCCAAAGATTTACAATTCGTTCTTTAGCTACTGATGAAACAATGCCGCTTAGTGTTACTTTTGCCATTTTTATTTCTCCTAATTTCTTTGAATGCTTAACTAGATTTGGTTAAGTATAGGTTAGTTACTGGTTTATTACTGGTTTGTAGGTCATATACGTCCGCCTTAGTGGTCATAAGTGACCGCCTTAGTGGTCGTATATGACCGCCTTTTGGGTCAGAAGTGACCGCCTTATGGTTGAAGCTGCCGTCACAATCTTCTGGGCAGTCAAGCACAATGTAGTAGCGGTTCGTCTTACGAATTCCGCCGGCCTGGCCGTCATGCTGCCAGACTTGCAATTCGTCTAGCGCTTCCAGCTCGACTAAATAACGTCGCACTTGGCGCGGAGAAATGTTAGCCATTTTAGCTATCGTCTCTTGACTGCACCAAGCGCCTTCTTCGCCGTCAAAGTTGGCGATAATCGTTAGCACCAGTTTTGCACCTGGCCCGGCCTTGCTGTGGTTCAGCACCGCCGCTATTGCTTGGAATGACAATTTAGCGTCTCCTAACTGCTAGAATTGTTGCACGCTGCCCCCGCTGGTCTCCTAACTTCGGGGGCAGTGCTATTTCTGAAAGCCTACAGCTTCTTCGACTGTTCTGCGAATTGTTTTATCGTGTCAAGAATATTTGGTTGCGCTTTTGCTTTTACAGCTTGCCCGTAAATTACTCGCAACCCGTCCAAGTCTCCCGCGTCGCGTAGCTTCTCGGCGTCGCCTAACCAGTCACGTGGCCCGGCCGAAGTAGCTTTGCGCATTTCTTCACGGCTAGGTCTCTTGCCTTTTTTTGCAAAGTCTAGGTCTGCAAGTGCGCGACCAATTGCAGAAGTAGCACAAACTTCAAGCCAACTGTTTTTGGTAATGTTTGTGGCCCCAATAGTTTCTTGGGCAAAGTCAATCGTTACTGGTCTTTGGTCTTCGCGGTCAGTCCAGACACTAGCTTTGATTACAATTTGCTGTTCGTTTATCAGCACAATTTCTGTGTGAATTCTGCCCTGCGGGTATTTCTCCCAGAATGCCGTTATGCGGGCTTCTACGGGTTCGTAGTCGTCTAGGTTGAATGCCATTGCTTAGTCTCCTAATAATCGGCTCTGGAAGCGTCTGACGGCTTCTAGAGCGTTGTCTAGTGTTTCTTGGTCGTAGTCTATAGGCCACTCAACCATTGTGTGACCATAGACTTGCACTAGCACAGCTTTACGCAGTCCTAGCACGTGCAAATACCATAGCACTTGCAAGCGGTAATACTCGGGCAACTTATCCCACTTGCGGGCAGTGTATTTTATTTCAAGAATGCCAAGCGTTCCGTCATGCCACCGAATTAGTGCGTCGGGGTTAGCCAAGTGTGAGCGGTCTCGAAGTGACTGCCAAGTGCCAGTGGTGTGTGCGTCAAGCCAGTCTTTGTTGGCGTGCTTCCAAACTTTTAGAATTCCGCTTTCGAATGCACTGCCGAATTGCATAGGTAGCGTTGGTTCTAATGGTTCAAGACTGCAGTCTAGTTTTTCGCGTAGCAAGTCGTCTTCAGACTTCCACGGGTTCACGCCAATTATTACGCCTAAGTCTGTGCCAGTAATTGCTTTTGCTCGAGCTGCTAGCCATTTTTCACTGCCAGCTTGCCACCGGCCGAGCATAACGGCTGCGCCTAGTGCTTCAACTGCTGTTTCTTCTGGTATCCAAGTATTAGTCATGCCGTTAGGTTACGGCGACCCACAGACTTTTATTTATCTTTGCTGCGAACGTTTTCAATGGCGCTGTTTATGTGACTGTCAAAGTCAGTGTCAGCAACTTCGCCTTTAGCTGCGTAAGTCAGCAGGATAGCGCCGACTAGTCCAATGACTGCCATGCTAGCGCCAAAGAGCGCAGACTGGATAGCACTGAAACCTAGCACGTTGCCCGCGCCCAATGCTGCCAGGCCCACGCCTAGAGCGAAGGCGGCAATTCTTGCAAAGCGCTTTACTAGTTTGTTCTTCATTTTTTCTTCTTTACAGTTGTTTTGGCAGCTGGTTCTGCTTTTGGTTTTGGTGCTGGGTTAGCAGCGATATGTTTTAGTGGGTCTACTAGTTTGTCGTAGGGGCATAGGTGCACGTTCTTGGACTTTGCAATGCTCAAGTGTAGGTGCGCGCCAGTGGAAAATTCCCCAGTGTTGCCAACTTTGCCAACAGGGTCGCCAGCGTGAACGTAATGCCCAATGCTCAAGTTAGGCTTAGCTTCCAAGTGTGCGTAAAGAACAAAAAGCCCGTCAGAGGTTGACTGAATAACATACCAGCCTAAGCCGTCTGACCAGTCGTTGACTTTGATAGCGCCGTTAGTAATGGCTGGGATAACAGTCCCAGCTTTAGGCGACCAGTCTTGCCCGCGGTGTGGTCTGCCTTTACGATACGGGGCCAGGTTGCCGAATTCGTTGCCGCGTGTGCTGGCTGGAAATGGTTCAATGTATTGCGCCATGTTATACGCCCTTAGTGATTAGTGAAACGATTACAGCTACAGCTACTGCTGTGCTTATTGAAGTTATCCATGCCGACTGCCAGCGAGCTTTCTCTAGTTCACGTATGCGCGTTTCATGGTCTGCAATAATTTCTAGGCGCGCTTCGATGACCGCTAGGCGGTTGTCAATATGAGCCAGCAACGTTGGTGTTGTAGGCTTTGGCAGTTCGGCAGACACTAGTCTGCTTCTGGTGCTGGTTCAGCCTTAGGTGCTTTCGCTGGGGCTGGTTTTACTTCGGCTGGGGCCGGCCATGGCTGGCTGTCTACGTTACCCAATTTCTTCTTCTTCCATTGTTGTAGTTAGTGCAACATACTCGGGGTTCGTGTCTGTTGCTTCAATTGTAAGTTTGCTGCCGTCTTCGCGCGAGATTACAACATAGTTGCGCACTGTGCCGTCAACGTCTGTTATTTGTAATTCTTCCATTTCTATATCTCCGCGTTCAGTTCGACGTAGCCAGCCGCGCTAGTTGTGCGTAGGCCGTAGGGTCTGTGGGCAGTGTCATTTATTGCGTGTGTAACGTGCACTATTGCACGCGTCGGTGTTGGGTTGTGTAGAGCCAAGCCAGTTACTGCAATAGTGCCGCCCGCGCCGTCAACCAATTCCACGCCGCTAAAGGCTACTGAAGAAGGTGCAATGCGCATAGCTGGGCTAATACTCCAGAAGGTGTTAGTTGTGGTTGTGCCGCTGCCGTAACCGATAGCTAAGAAAGCGCCGCTAACTAGTCCATGGCGCTGGTAATAGCGCTGGCAGTTTGCAAGCTCGGCTGCTACGCTTCCGCCGTTCATTTGAAAAGTTGAAGGCACTGCGCCAATTTCAAGCTGTGCGCCAGTAAATTCAATCCAGTCGTTAGCGCCAGCGGTTGCAGTAGTCGGTGTGTATTGTAGCTGCACTGCTAGTTCAGTGGCGGTGCTGCCAACTGTGCCAGTAACGCTGAAGCGCTGCCAAGTTGTGGTGATTGTGCGAGATGACGAAACAACAGTAGCCTGCCCAGTGAAGCCGCTAATAACGTTCTGGTCTGTGCCAGTGCCCGATAGCACGCGCAAGTTGGTCGTGCCAGCATAGTCAGCGCCGCGCCTGGCCCAAACACTAAAAGTGACTTGCTGACCAGAAAACACTTCAGCGTTGGCTGTCTCAATGTTTTGCAAGCAGTTCATAGTTGCCAGTGAAGTGTTGCCAGCTGTGCGGGTTAGTCGCAAAGCGTAGCGGGTCTGTGCAGTTCCAGCGGTTTGGCTGCCTGTCATACCTGCCGCGTAACCAGTTCTAAAGCCCTGCCAGCGGTCAGCCATAAAGCCGTTAGCAGCTGAAGTAGCGCCAGCTAGGCCGCTAGTGCCGCGTTGCCAAATTTCAAAGCTGCCATTTATAACGCCGTTGCGTGGCTGGTCGTAAGTAAGCTGGGCAAAGTCGTTGCCAAGCGAAGCTAGCGCTAGGTCTCCAGCGGCTACTGTTACTCTGGGCATTTAGCGCCCCTTCCATAGTTCTAGTGTGGTGTCCCAGCTGTCTGGGGTTAGTAAGTGTTGCACTCTGCTTATGAAGTAAGTTTCTTCAATGATAATGGCAGCGTTGTTTACCGATACGCTGGCAACGTCTAGCGGGTCGCGTAGCAGGTTTTCGTTCACCTGGCCGGCGCGCAAAATGACTGGGGCCGTGACTGCTTGCACGCGGCGCTCTGGTATCCGAAGCGCTAAAGCGTTTGCCCAAGTGTCTGCGTCTGCGTCGTTCCAGTGCCACGTAGTCACGTCTAGCGAGATGTTGCCCAATAGCCCTACACTGTCCGTGTTTGTGCGGCTGTTTTCGTAACCCAAAGTAGTTGAATAGTTGACAGTATTCACAACTTCAGCAGTGTCAAAACCAATGACAATATCGCTGAATTCGGCGCGTGTAGGTTCAGCGCTAGCTGCGGCTTCAAACACAACGTCTGCGGTGCGCGTCGGTGCAACTAGTTCGCTGTCATTGAAGAATAGGTTTAGTTTTTCGTTACCAACAAAACTGCCATAGATAGGCAAATAGACGATAACCCCGCCGTTGCTGTCCAACAGCTGATTTACTACTTGACCATATGGCACTGGGTCGTATGACGTCAGCCCGTCTAGTTCGTAGCCAGCAGTTTGCGCAATGTAGGGGTATGACCCAGTTGCGTCCACCATGGTCGAGCCGTAGACAGCGTTCATGGCGTCAAAATACTGGTAAGCGTATGAAGGGCTGGCAACGTCTAAAGTGGCTGTGCCGTCTTCTGGGGGCTGCGCTGTGTAGTTCAAATAGTCGCGTAGCTCTGTCGTGCAGTCAAGGGTAATGGTGTTAACCCAGCTGTAATTGTAAGAAGCCGTAGCGCTGTCAATTTTGCCAGTGAAAAGAGTCTTCCAACTACTCGGCGCAGTGTCTGGGTTAGGTCGCACTCTAATACGTATAGGCGTGCCGCTTCTGACAGTCACGTTAGTGAAGGGGTCGTAGTCTGGGTTCGTGTAAACAATTCTGGCAGTGGCCGGTTCTGGTCTGGTTAGACCCTGCTCTAGCGTGAAGCCGTTGTCAGTTTCAAGAGAAATAACGCTGCAAGTTATTGCTTGCCAGTCTGCAGTCGCGCCGCCAGCTTGCCATTTGTCTCCGTTATCCCAGCGTGTAACGCCCCAAACAAAAGCGTCGCTAGCGTAAGTGAAAATGGATACTTCAACGTCACTAGCAATGTTGAAAACGTCGTTAGCCAAGAAGCACCTTCTTGCCAGTGCTACGCTCAAAAGCCTTAATTGCTGCAATAATTTCGGCAGCACTCATGTTTGCTTTATTTACGTTTATGTTGTAAGTCTTGGCCCCGCCGCCGGCCAGGGCAGTTTGCATACCAGCAACACTTAGCTGGTTACGCAAAGAGCCAATTTCGTTCAACTTGCCAGAACCTAGCAAGCCTTCTGCAATAGTTGCCGCTTGCAGCGGGTTCATGGTAGACAATTCATTTACTAGAGCAGTAGAACCAGTGGCTTTTGTATCTCTAATCTTTTGCAGCAGGCCGGGCAGCTTTTTCGCAGCTTCGGTTACGCGACGCAATTGACGAATAAACTTTTCGGCGCTGAAACGTGTTTCGTTTTCGTTCAAGCCAAAAGCTAGGTCAACACTCTCGCGGAAGCTCTTTGCATACTGCTGCATTTTCTCTGCAGCTGCCTTCATGCGTTTCGTTGTTTCGTCAAGGGCTTTGTTCACGCCAGTGCTGCCAGCAGGCTTTGCCTTGAGCTTTTTTAGTAGGTCAGCCAGTTCTTTCTGGCGGTAATACTCTTGCTGCTGTGGGGTCAAGCCAGCCGTAGGGCTAGGCAGCAAAGTCTCTGTCGGCGTAAATTGGTCGCCAAAGTCAACGTCCCCAGTAAGCGCGCTAGTGTCAATCATGCTCGCCAACATGAGAGCAATAGCTAGCCAGCCAGACTTCTTCAGGGTTGTGCCTAAATTCTTTGTGAAGCCGTTTGCCGCAACTGTGGCAATAGAGTAAAGCCCCATAGCCAATTCTGCAGCTTTGATAGCCAGCAGAACGCCGCCCCAAGCAAGCGCAATAGTTTTGATAGCTTCAATGTTTGCACCGAGCCAGTCAACCGCTTGCACCAGGCCCTGCACCATAGCAACAATTAGCTGCACAATGTTTTCAAGGGCGGCTTGCCCTTCAGGTGTAGCTAGGTAAGCACTAAACTGTTGCAACAATGGCAGCAGCTGGTTGCCGATAGTTTCAGCAATTTCGCCAAAGATAATTTGCAGCCGCTGATACGGGTCAGCGTCGGCAGCCGTCTTGGCAGCCCCGCCAAACAATTCTTGCAATTTAGCAATAGGGTCAGCAGCGCCTTTAGTTGCAGGCACTAGCTTATTGAGCGCGCCAATGTTCCCAGCAAAAGCTTTTGATAAAGCTGCTGTGACTGTCTCAAGACTTTTACCAGTGCCAGCAGAAACGTCAGCGGCAATAGACAGAGCAGCCATAGCTTGGTCAGTGTCCCCAAGCACGTTTACCAACGAAGAATAGGCCGGGCGCAATTGGTCGTCGGCTATTGCCAGCTCGGTCTGCATAACGCCTAGCCGTTTTTCAATGCTGGCAATTTGTTCGTCACTAGCTTTAGTGACGTTGCGCAAAGTGTTAGCTAGAAGGGCTTGGCTTTTGTTATCTTCGACAGCGGCTTTAGTTGCGTCTTTTAGAGCGCCAGCAATAGCGCCAATGCCTACAGCAAGACCAATGCCGCCAAGTGCACTCTTTATTCCACTGCTAGCTTTTTTAGTAGCTTTTTCGAAGCCACTTAGCTGGTTCTTGGCGTTTTTTACGCCCTTCTTTAGCCCAGCGTCGTCAGCAAGAAATTTGAATTTTAGAGTTGCGGCCATGCGTTCTGCCCGAAGCCTTTATTGTATGCTTTCAAGAACGCCTTCATTTCTTCAATGGTTAGGTTCTTATACTCTGACGGGCTAACTTTCGTTGCCAGACAGAATTCAGCCATACGTTCGGCTTGTTCCCTTCTTACTAGTCTTTTGGGTCTGCTTCGTCTCCTTGAAACAACTTGGCAGCTTCTTTCAAAGACAACTTGCCAGCTTGCTCAAGTGTAAAACTTGGGTCTTCGCGCTTCTTCAAAACCCAAATAATGGCTTTCAGCGCCCGGCCCCGTGGGGCTTCGTCGCTCATAATAGTTTCAATGCTGCGCCCAGTAAGAAGTTCAATTTCTTCAACTTCGCTAAGGGTCATTGCTTCAAAGTCAACTGCCATTTTGTTTTCTCCTATTTTTAGAAATTGTATTTAGCAAACAATGCCGAAAGTTGTTCGTCATAGTCTTTGACTATTTTGTCATAGCTATAGCCTAGTGCTTCGCTAAAGAATGGTTGCGGACGAATGCCAACATACTGACCTACGCGTGTCCGCTTGCCTTTATGGTTAGCACCAACAACTAGCCAGCCCCAGTGCACAACGTTTGCGTATGGCACTTTCGCCAGGCCCGCACGTGCTTCAGCTGCGCCCATGGCTTTACCAGCTCTAAGGGTAGAAAGCAACCGCCCCGAGACAACTGGCACTAATGGTTTTGCAACTTTGATAAGCGTTTGTGCCGCTTGATAGTTTGCGTCTTTTAGTTCTTCTTTGTCCGCGCCTAAGGCCTGAAGGTTGCGCTGGGCTTCCTTCAGGCCTTCGACGTCGAGCCGGCCACTGATAGCAGCCTGAAATGCCATTGTTACTAGCTGGTCTTCTTGGTAAGTCCGAAGTAAATTGGCGGGGTTGCTGCTGGCGTGTGGACAGCGTTCTTTACAGTCAGCTCTACAGTGAAGTTCATGACTTCGCCAGAAGTCATTGAGAGCGGCGGCAGGGTGTCAAAAATGACAGTGCCTTCGTAAATTGGCTGTGAAGTGCTTGCAGTGGCGTTGCCGTTAGGCGCGACCTTGAAAGCAACTTCAGTGCCGTAGTTAGCGAACAGCAGCTGGTAAAGGCTTGCGCTGTCGCCAGAAGCGATACCAGAAAGCGATAGCTTCCACTCCTGAAGTGGCTGGACTTCGCAGAAAGTCTGCGAGCCACCAGGTGCGTCGGCTAGGGTCAGCTCAATGCTGTCCGCGTCGCAAGCATAGTCAGTGCTTCCGATAGTGAATTTGATGTTGGTTGCTTTGATACGGGTCGAAGCGGCCATAGTGGTTTCTCCTTCTAGAGAGTTAGGGCTAATTCAGTTTGAATGGTTGCCGTTAGGTATTGTGCATTGTTGACGTCTAGCGCGAACGGCTGACCTACGCTTTTTAGCACTGCGTAAGCTGGCAGCGCGTTCACAACGTCTTCAATTAGTTGGTCAAGTGCTTCAGTTGCTGTTTCGTTGTCAGCGGTCATTGCGACAGCTTGCAAGTCAAGGGCCAGGTTGAATTCATGACCAACTGTTGCATTTGTTAGGTATGGCGTGCCGGCCTGCATAATCACAATTGGCGGGGTAACGCGTGCTGGAAAATATGGCACAACGTCAATGCCCGCTTCGGTCAAAGCTAAAGCAAACTCTGCTTTGGTTGCTGTAATTTCAGACACTTATACCCCGAAGCCTATGTAGGGCAGAAGCAAGGGGTAGACAGCGCTAAGTGGGTCTCTGCCCACTCGCACTGCCGACCCACTTGCGTCTGCAAATTGGCTAATGCCGTTAGGTGCGCTGCGTCGGTGAAATAGTTCACTTGAAGCAATAAGAATTGCTTGTTTGTGAACGTCCGCTGGCACTTCGTCGTTAGTGCCAATAAGGCGACCAACTAGGGCGTTACCAGCGTCAAGGCATAGTTCTGGAAAGTCTGTAGCGTCTTTCGTCCCTACGTAGTCCTTGAATTCTTGCAGCGTAACGGCAACCATTTTTTACCTACTAAGCGGTTACGTCTAGCTTGACGATTGCGCCCACGCGTGGGGTTGCAACAGCCATGTAGCCGTAGAGCGATACGCTGTCGGTTAGCGTGGTGATGTCGCCGTCAGTTAGACGGGCCGGTGCGCCAGCGCTCTCCATGCTGATGACAGCAGCAGAGTTTGCCATGTAGACAACGCCAGAAGCCAACTGTGGGTCAACAATTACTGGCAAGCCAAAGACTGAACCCGATAGGCCAGGAATGTTGGCTGAACCGACAGTGTTGCTGCCGTCGTTGTTGAGAGCTAGCACTGGGCGTCCGTCTCCAGCTGCAACCTTGACAATGTTCACGTAGGCGTCTGGGGCCGCAATGATAAATTCAGGGCGTAGTCCAGAGTTCTGGAAAATGTAAGACGCGCCGTTAGCAATACCTTCAGCAAGTGAAGAAGCAGTGCCGCCGTCAGCGTCAAATACTTTGCCAGTCCAGTCAAGGGCTGCAAGAACCGAAACAACCTTGGCGTTGGTAGCAGCTGCATACTGAATAGCTAGGCCTTCAAATACAGCGTCAAGGGTGTTTACCTGCGAGCGCTCAACATACTGCTTGCTGAACGAAGTGTAACCGCCGTAAGTCTTTACGTCGGTCGAAATGGTCTCGAAGGTTAGGTTGCCAAACGACAAAGCAGCGTTTTCTGCCGACTGTGCGCCAACAGCAAGGGTGTTGGTGTCAATCTTGGCATACTCGACAGTTAGGCCGGTAGCTGGAAGTGCTGCGCGCTGGAAAGCGGACAGCGTAGGGCGGTTGTTGGCAATAAGGGTGTTGATGTAGCCAAACCATGGTGCAACAATTGCGGCGTCAGCCGAAGTTGAAGCGGTGCGGGCAAGTTCAACAGCGTCGCTGTCGCCCTTTACCATGCCCTTGGCATATTCGCCAACAGAGCGGAATTTAGCGCCAACTGCTGGCGCTGGGGTTGAGACAGCCATGCCAGCTTCAACAATGCGGCGGATTTCTGCCACTTCGTCTTGCACAGCACGCACGTCAAGTTCCATGTTCTCCATGAATTCACTTTCGTTAGTGGGGGTTGTGGTTTCTGCGGCGTCAAGCTCTGGGTCTTGCTCGCTGCGCACTTCAGTAATCTCCGAGCCAGCGAACGCCGGCCAGGGGACAACTGAAACTTCAAGAAGCTCGACAGCTTTGCGCACAATAGTGTTGCCGTCTCGCTCGGACAGTGTTGGCTTGAAGCCGACACTTAGGCGGTTTAGAACGCCGTCCTTCATTGCTAGGTAAACTTCTTCAGCCTTTTGAATTCCACGGGTTAGCTTGGCAACAATTTCGTAGCCCGCTTCAGTCTCGCGTCCTTCAATAACTTTGCCAATTGGCACGTCGTCGTGCTGGTGTCCGTAGAAAATTTTGACGTCTTCAACGCTTCTGATAGCGCCAGGTTCAAAACGCTCGAAGTATGCGCCGCCAATATCGGCTGCTTCGCCATAAGGCACGGCCAGGCCCCGAAGGGTCATTTCTGCGCCGTCCCCTTCGGCGCGCACTTCAAAGCTGCGCGTTTCTAGTTCAGTCATTTAGTCCTTCTTTCAATCTGACTTCTTCAGTCGTCATAATTCCAGCGGCAATAGCGCTTGCATACATTTCAATGCGCGCAGCTGGGTCTGCTCTAAATAGGTCTTCAAAGACAAAGCGTGCTGCTGTGCCACGTGGCAAGCAAGCGCTTAGGGCGTCTTCAATGGTGTTTAGGTAATTCATAAGTGTCGTTCTGTAGAAGACCTGAATTTCGTCCACCATGTTTGTGTAGGTGTCGCTGCTGCCGTCAATACCAGTCAGCAACATACGGGCTGGAATTCCAAATAGGCGGGCAACTTGCTGAACCGCTTGGGCTTGCACTTCTGTAAATAGCGCGTCGCGTGGAGACAGTGCAACTGCTTGATACTCGAAGCCAGAACCTAGAACGGCAATTTGGCGGTTCTGTTGTTTGTTGTGCCATACGGCGGTCATTGCTTCGGCGTCTTCTTTAGACAGCTGCAGCCCAGTCTTTAGCACTCCAGTTGGAACGCCGCCTGAGCTGAACCAGTTGGCTGCAAAGTCGCGTAGGTCAATAATGCTGGCAATATCTTTGCTGCAAGACTGAATAGGAGAAATACCACGCAGCACGCCCGGCCGGCTGAAAGCCTTCAGGTGTTGAATTCGGTCAGCGCTGTAAGTCTCGCCCATGTAGTCGTAGACTTTGCGGCCAGTCATGCCGTTTACGCCGTCTAGGCGCACTCCTACTGCATGAGCTGGCAAAATGGTTAGGTTATTAGTTCCGCCACGCGTGTCTGGGGTTTTTAGCCAAAACGCGTTGCCGTCTAGCAACAGTGAAACAGCAGTCATGAACATAAAGTCACGTCGCGTGTCTTCAAGGCTAGGGTTGTTCACTAGTAGTGGGTTTGGTATTTTCTGTTCAACCCCGCTCGCGTAGCGGAACGTCTCAAGGCGCAGCCCGCTAATGCTGGTTGCAATAATGCTGACAGCTCGATAGACGGCTGACAAAGTTAGTGCGCTGTCTGCTGTGACTAGCGTTGCAGAGCGCGAAGGGATAGTAGGCTGAACGGCGCGCGTTTCAACGCGACCAGTCAAGCGTTGCCAAATTGAAGCCATGGAGAAAGTTTAGGCTAAATAACAAATTGGTAACAATAACAGCACCTGGCCGGTGCTTTCTCGGCGTGTCGCTAAAATACCTGAACGCCGACTGGTTTTGAGACGCTAGCCACGTAAAGCGCCCAAACTGTAGCTAACAAAGCGTCAATATCGCCTAGGCTGTCCGCTCTCGAGATTAGCCAGCTTTCGCCATGGTATCTAGTAACGGCAAGTCCATTTTGAAGAACCAGCACTGGGTCGCCTTTATGCTTCACTCTATGGTTTGCAAACATGGCGTAAACAGTCATGCAAGCTGTAGTTATTTCTTTAGACCATAGGGGCCAGACTGGAAGCCCCAGGCCCTTTAGCCGTCTAATCAAACTGTGTTGCCAGCGGTCGTCTAGGGCGATAGCAATAACGTTGTGCCGTTTGTATAAGTCCAGCACCAAGTCCGCAATTTGTTCTTCTGTAGGGTTGACTAGCGAAGCGACTATTTCAGTCTCATAAATTTCGCCGTTTCGCCGCGCTGCGGAGACTGTGGCGTAGCTGAAGTTGCGTGCAGCGTCTACGCCTAGCACTAGCCCGTCTAAAGCCGTCAAGCCGTCCCCAGTGGCTTCCCTGAATAGGTTGCCAGCTAGCCATGCTTCGCTGCTTCCAGCAATAAATTGGTTCAGCGTATAACGGCGCACTTCATGCTCTGGCTGTGTGGCAATATCCGACAGCACGCGCTCAATAGGGATACGCCCGCAAGCTACCGCTGGGTTAGCAGTGCGAATAGCGTCTGGGTCGTCAATTGGTGCGTTGGCCGGGGCTTCCCAAATAAAAGCGCCAAAGCGTTCAAGGGCAGGGTCTCCAGCAATAGCCTTTTCAGCAGACTTATACAGCTCAATAAGCGTTTCGCTATTCTGGTCTCCAGCTGTAGTAATCATAATTACCTGCGCGTCGTTCACTGCCGACGTGCCTTTAGTAGCAGCAGTCCAAATACCCTTCTTGGCTAAGTGACCTTCGTCAAGCAGAACGCGCACAAATGGCAAGCCTTGAAGGGCGGCTTCTTTTGCTGGGTTAGCAGTGTATTTGCCCGAGCCGTCACGCTTACCAATACCACGGGTTTCAGTAGTCCGCTTGAAACGTTTCGCTAGCCACGGCCAGGCGTCAATGACGTGCTTCACGCGTTGGTAAATAATGTTTGCCTGTTCACGGCTGGAAGCAATGCTGGCAACGTCGCCGCGGTGAAATACCAAAGCGTCAAGTGCCAAGCCGCCGCCGACAACCGACTTGCCGTTCTGCCGGCCCATTGAGATAAGCACTTGGCGGTAACGCAATTCATTCGGGTAGCGCTCATGGTCAGCTGGATAACGTTCCAGCACTCTGCGGAATAGGTCACGCTGCCATTCGTCCAAAGCTATCGGCCGGTCGCTCTCGGGCGTAACCCAGCACAGTTGCATAAGGTCAATAAGGCGTTCGCCGTCAGTGGCGTAGTCTTCAGACAGCGGCGGCGTGAACCTAGTCGGCAACATTGTTAGCGAGTAATCAAGTCGCGAAGCGGGTCAAATTCTGCGTCGGCGGGCTTCAAACTAGAACGCAACTCTAGGTAAGTTTTGCGAAGTTCGGCCGCCGTAGACGTGTGGGGCTTGGCGTCAAACTCGCTAGCCAGCGTTAGTAGCAAAGCAGCAAGCACGCGTTGTTCCAGCGTCAGTTCGCAGCCGTTCAGCCATAGTTCAATAGTTTCGCGCATAGTCTCCAACTTTCTTTCTCAAATAATTTACCCCGTGCGTGCAAATTTGAGT